AATAAAAATAAAACTATGGCTTATGCAGGATCATTAATTCAACAGAAACGTGACGAGGATCTTTTAGATCATGGGACAATATTATGGGATCTTAAAAATAAATCTGGCAAGTTTATTCGAATTAATAATGACTATGGAATGATTCAAATCAATTTAAATAATGATCTTACTTATGATGATCTTAAGAAATCTGTCAATAATAAACACAAAAATTCTGATTTACCTAAAAATTTAGATGTTAAAATTGTGTATAACTCAATTGAATGTAGATCTAAATTTTCTGATATTTATGATAAAATATTAAATAATTACAATCTTGTTAAAACATCTGAAATGATTAATTCAGTAAGTAATAAACGACTTGACTGTAATCTGAATCTAGATCTAGATAATGATGAGAATAAATCAAAAAAGAATATTGTCCAAATTAGTGATAACAAAACTGTTAATACTATTATTATGGATTATATTGCAAAAATGTTCCATGATTTGAGTGATAATACCAAAAAATTAATTAATAATGAATTATCTGATATTATTGAAAAAACTAATTATAATTTTGATCAAGAAGTTAAATCTATTTCTCTTAAGTCTCTTGAATTTAATAACATGTTCATTTATGGTCATGACAAAACATCTAACAACCAATTAATTGATAATCATATTGATTTTAATAAATTCAGAAATATTGTAGGTCTTAATGCATCTAATTATCAAGGGAAGTCAAGTTTCATTGATATCATATTATATTCCATTTATGGTGAATGTTCCAGAGGAAAAAGGTTTGATGTATTAAATATTTATTCCAAAAAGATGTCTTCAAAAATTATAATTGATGTTAATGGTAAAGAATATTCTATTGAAAGATCTTCCTATATCAATAATGAAAAGAATAGAGACCTTAAAGAAAATGTTATATTTATGGAAAATAGTGAGAATATTACATCTGATGACAGAAACAAAACTTATAATCTTATCTCTCAAAAAATCTGTTCATATGAAGATATGATTAATAATTCATTTGTTCTTCAAAAGAATGGGAAACCATTTGTCGATTTATCTGATCGTGAAAAAAAGGATCTATTATGTAAAATAGCTAGACTTGATATATTTGATAATATATTTGTTGAAGCTAAATCAAGACACTGTTCAATTGGCCAATCAATTGGAAAACTTAAAAAGAGACTTGACTCTATTAAAATAAATTATCTTGATCAGTCTAAATCGAAAAGAAAATTAGGTAAAAAGTCTTTCAGCAAAAAAATACATCTTATAGACAAATGCTATCAAAATAATAAGTTATTGTTGGAATCGAAAATATCAACAATTGAGAAAAAAATTAATACATTGGAACAAACAATATTCACAATTACCAATAGCAAATATGAACTAATTAATAAGATGAATATTGTTAATGTCAAAAAAGAATATTTCAAAGATTATGATTCAATCACTAATAAATTTGCCATTAAACAAATATCAATCAATAACATTTCATCTAAATTATTCTCATTATATTCTGCAATCCTCCCTAATAGAAATACAAATTTAGATCAACAATTATTATATCTGAAATCTGAACAATCAGAATTCTATAAATTGAAATCCTCCAAACTCCATATTCTGGAATCCAAACTGAAAACTAATACCGATAAATTATTATCCATATCCAAATACATTGCAAATTCTGCAAATTCTGACAATTCACTCTCAACAATGAATATAATGAATGTAATGAATACAATAATTAATAAACTAAAACTCGACATTGATGAAAAGACTGACTCATTGAATAAATTGTTAATACAAGAGACTGACATACATACTCAATTAAATGAACTGAATCAAACTAAAATAAAAATTAAAAACATTGATGATGAATATTCTAAATATACAACAACAATAAATGAATTGGCTAAATTGAAATCGACATTATCTGAATTGAACAATCAACATGAGATATTACACAAAAGATTAGACGAAATAAAGGATCATAAATACAATCCAAAATGTGAACAATGTATAAATAATCCAATCACAAAACAATTGAAATTAGTTAATGGAGAATTAATAACCATTAATAATAATATTGGCAATATTAAACATCTTATTAATGAGAAGACAGAATTGTGTGATAGTTTGAAGGATATTGCAAATGAATATGTCAGATTTTCCAAGATAATCAAAAATGAGTCATCTATTCTGAAAGAGAATATTTTATTAAGAGATGAAATATCAAATCATAAAACCAAGATCAAAGATCTGACTAATGAATTGGAACAACTGGAAAAGGAACAATTAGATATTCTATCTCAAGGAGATTTAGAGAAGGAAACTAAATCATTAAAAGAACAGATCAAAATACTTGAAAGAGATGAGGATCATAGGTATGATGAATTATTGAAAAAGAGAAATACATTATTTGACCTAATAAATAATTTGGAAAAAGAACAAACATACCTATTAGATTTACAGAATCTATTAATAGAAAAAGAAAGGAAATATTATGACTATGTTATTGATATTACAGAGACACCAAAGGAGGATGAAATATTAGATATTGATAATAGAATTAATAAAAATCGTGAAACATTAAATAAATTAAGAAATGAATTGCACATATTGAAGAATGATCAGACAAGATTGATATATGAATATGAAAGTTTTAATGAACTAAAAAATGAGATTGAACAATTGGAAAATCAAAAGATGGTATTAGGATATATTAAACAGGTTCTAGACAAGAATGGATTAGTTGACATAATATTGACAAAAAATATTATTCCATATATGGAAACAACAATTAATACAATTCTATCAATGGTTGGACATTATCAAATTAATATTAAATATGCCAATCAATCAGTCAATATCTACAAACATAATGGATTGAATATCAATATGAGTAGTGGTTATGAATCATACTTATTAGATCTTGTATTCAGATTGGCATTATCACAAATAAATAATCACATCAAGACTGATTTTTTGGTTATTGATGAAGGATTTAATGCTTGTGATAATGATAATAAGAATAATATTAAAGAATTATTGGAATATATGAGAACATATTACAAATGGATATTGGTTATTTCACATGATGATTATATTAAGAGTTTTTATGATATGGATATTCGAATTAAAACAGTTCCACTAATTAATGAAACTAATCATTCCTATAATGCATCATTCATAACTAATACTAATATTAATCAAATTAATAATTATGATGATGACAAAAGTATCAAGAGTAATAAGAGTGATAAGAGTAATAAGAGTGATAAAAGTAATAAGAGCAAAAAGAAGATCAAAATACCTAAGATCTAAGTCATGATATTGATCGAAAAATTGAAATTTAGTTTATCTTGATGATTTAATTTATAATAATTTAATCAAATCATGTCTCAACAAACCATCCAAAAAAAGTCCCTGCCTGTTGCATGGAACAAAATTGTGTCCAATATGGACAATGTGGCTAAAGAACGTCAAATTTTGGCTATACAACGTCAAGAAGAAGAGAAATATCCTGGTCTTCAAGATGATTATGACAAATTGGATCAGGAAATCTCCAAATTGAACGAAAAAAGAAAGGATTTTTCACTCAACCCATATGTCTACGAAAGAAAGCTTTCTAGGCTTTCCTATGAGCATTACTACAATATTAGAGATGAAGTTGAAAAGTTGACAGAAGAATTAAACAAGAATTATTTCTATTGGGTAATTCTGAAGAAGGATTCTAAGGCACGTATTCGATGGGATACAAATTCTAATGGTGGTAGTATGCAATATCCAGAAGTCAATGTTGTGGTCAAGACCAGAGAAGAAGGAGTAAAATCTATCAAGGATGCTATCAACAAACTCTATGATCAAATTCTGGCTAAACGTGGTCGGCAATATTTTGGTTATGAAGGTTGTGTGTCTTTCCAGATTCCTATTCGTATTGTCGAAGATAATGAAAAAGAAGAGGAAGAATATGAATTCAGAAAACTTATTAGAGAATGATAAGTGCAAAAATTGAATTTTGAATTCGATCAATACTAATTGATTATAAATTTGTTTATTATAGAAACCGAACGGAGAATGAAACATTTATTGACTAAATATTTTCAATTATCAATACTGAAAATATTCGAAAAATATAACATAGATGTTGATGATAATGCATTCAGACACAATGACATATTGGAAACAAAATATGCAGACTATCAATACAATGGATTAGTGAGAGTTTTCCAAAAATACAAAACCAAAAATACCAAAATTCCAAATCCAACAATAACAGATCTGTTTACTGAATTGAAGACCGATATTGAATTAATTGACAAACTATCTGGTGACATTAATGTTATTGAGAAAATGGAATTGTCAAAAAGTTATGTCAATATTACAATAAGTAATAAATATATTTATGATAAATTTCTTTCATTAATCTCACTTGTTAATCCCAAAACATTTAATGACATTATCACTAAAAAGAAGATTATTGTAGATTATTCCAGTCCAAATGTGGCAAAGAGTTTACATATTGGACATTTGAGATCTACAATAATTGGAGAATCAATTGTCAGATTATTAAAATATATTGGTCATAATGTAATTGGACATAATCATATTGGAGATTGGGGGACACAATTCGGAATGATTATTAATTATTTGAAGAACCAATACAGCCAATATTCTTTGGATGAAATAATTAATCAGATTGAAAAACAAGACTTAATGGAGATATACAGATCTGCTAAGAAATCATTTGACGATGATAAATCCTTTGCCGATAATTCAAGGAAAGAGACATACAATTTACAACAAGGGGATGAAACAAATATGAAAATATGGAAAAAGATATGTCAGAAATCTTCTAATGAGTATAATGATTTGTATAAGTTATTGAATGTGAAGAATCTTATTGAACGAGGAGAGAGTTTTTACCAAAAATATATACCTAATGTCTTGACACAAATCAAGGACAAAAATCTGTCTATAATTCAGGATGGAGCAGTAATGATAAAATTAGATCATTGGTCATACCCATTAATATTGGTCAAGTCTGATGGTGGTTATACATATGACACAACAGATCTTACTGCCATTTATCACAGATTGTGCATCGAGAAAGTAGATGAAGTAATTTATATTACAGATTCAGGACAATCATCTCATTTCAAGATGTGTTTTGAGATTGCTGAGAAAATGGATTGGACTAATTCTAAAAAACTCTCTCATATAGGTTTTGGTTTGGTTAATGGAAAAGATGGTAAAAAAATCAAAACAAGATCTGGTGAAGTTGTGAAGATGATTGATGTAATAGATGAAGTAATTGATAAAGCATCAACCATAATGAAAGAAAAACTTAATAATTTGACAAATGAAGAACAGAAAATAGATATTAAAGATGTGAGTAAAAAGATTGGATTGAATACATTAAAATATTTTGATTTGAGTCATAGTCATGAATCAGATTATAAATATGATCCAGAGATAATGTTCAGATTTAATGGAGACACAGGAATGTATACAATGTATAGTCGAGTGAGAATTAATGGAATCATTGAGAACTCAAAATATTATAAAGATATTGAATCAAAGAATCATAAGATATTTGATGAATTAAAGAACTATGATGTTGAGAAAATAGGAAAGTTATTTACAAAAGAGACAAGAGATTTAATATTACAATTACTAATATTTAATGAGACAATATTTAATGCATCAACACAAATGAACACAAATATCTTAGCAAAATATTTGTATGGATTATGTAATCTATTTAATTCATATATTACACAGAAAGATGGGAAAATTATTAATAGTAATAATGAACTATTTGGAATATTCGTCTGTATTAATGTCAGACACATTATTGATATCATATTTGATATCTTGACATTAGAATATGTTGATCATTGTTGATTGTTGATTTGCCAATTAAGAATATAATTTTTATTTATTGAGTATGATTATAAATTGAATGGAGAATAAATCCATACAAGAACAAGATCATAAAGAAAGAAGAGCTCCTTTAGTTAGTGCAAGTGATTATCCAGTTGGAACTGGAAAAACAGGAATTGATGGAAATCATTGGACAATCAGAGAAGATGTGAATAATAGACATATCTGGATTATGGATAGAAACAAAACTTATTTATCCAGATCTAAATCTAAATCAAAAAATAAATCCAAAAAGTCCAAATCCAAAAATAAGTCCAAAAATAAATCAATGAAGAGAATCAAAAAGAGAAATAAGTCATTGAGTAGATCCAGAACAAAATCACTAAGTAAAGAACGTGTAGGACCTATTCAAAGCGCTACTTTATATAAAGTAGGAACAATTAAGATTGGTAATGACGGAAATAAATGGATAATAGCAGAGACAAAAGACGGAATTAAGAGATGGCAAAAATATAAGAAGATAAATTGATGATCTTATATTATTATGAATTGAAAGAGTGGAATATTAATCCTCATAATGTTGAATATCTTGATATAGATTATAATAACCGAAAATGGCAGAAACAGACAAAAAATGCGAAAGATATTTTGAATCGAATTGTAGTGCATGTGACAGATCATTAATGAGAAAGATGAATAAGATTCATTATGATTTGGCAGACATCCATAGAATCAATAACAGAAAATACAAATTATGGGTTGATTCACAAAAGATTGCAATTGACAGCATGAACAAGAGAAATGTTATGGAACAAGAACAATTCATCAAGTCACAACAAAATGACAAATTGCTCTTTGAAATGAAACAATCAAAGGATTCTGAATTATTCCAACATAGACAAAAGACAGAACAACACATATTGTCTGCATGGAATAGATTTGCTCATGTCTTGTCTAAACATAGAGATGAAACCAAAGAATTACCTGAACAAGTTAATAAGTGCCATGATTGTGATAAGAAGATCAATATTCCCAAACCATGTGAATCACCTAAACCCCAACCTAAACCACAACCTAAACCTTGTGAAACACATAAACCAGAACCCAAACCTATACACAAACCTGAACAAAAACCTAATCATTGTTCTAAATCCCCTATTTGCTGGGTCAAAAAAGTTCTCTTTAAGTAAATTTAGTATTCTGTCCAATCCAATATATTTTTATTGTATATGATAAAAATATATTTAACAATGAAGAAAAGAGCAATATGTATGGGTATTAATTATCCTGGCACAAATATTAAATTGAATGGTTGTGTTGCTGATGCTACAAGTATGGCATATACTGCCAATAAGTTAGGAGTTAATTTAAATGATATTACATTGTTGATTGACGAAGGAAGATTGTCTAATGGCAATTATTCTATTTATGACAAACTAATGGTCCCTACACATAGAGATGTTTTGTTTAAGTATAACCAATATAACAAGCAATACACACCAAAAATTAAAACTACAATGCCAACTAAAACCAACTTCTTAAATGAATTGAAAAATGCTTGTCAAGATCCTAATGTTGGTGTTCTATTTTTAACTAGTGCATCACATGGAACATATGGAACAGACAAAACAAGAACAGAATCAGATGGACTGACAGAATATATATGCACATTAGATAATAATGGAAAATATAATGGATTAAGTTCATCATTGTCAGATGATGAATTTATTGATACAATTAATAGTGCATTCTCAAAAAGATCTAATATACCTCTTATTATTTATTGTGTAATTGATTCATGTCATAGTGGAACAGTTTTAGATTTGGATTATATGATTGATTATGTCAAAGATGGATCAACAAAAAAATTAAAATTTAGTAAAGATAATAATCTCAAAAAGAATAATCTAAATAATTTATGGATTTATGGATTTACAGCCTGCCAAGACAGTCAATCTGCAAATGAAAATTCTATTACAGGAATGGCAAGAGGATTTGGAACAAGAGCCTTTGAAACAACCATAGCATCATTATATCAAAATACCAATTCGAATAATTCATATACTGTATATGATATTTATAAAAACATGGTCCAACAAATTGACGAATATGATGGGATTGAAATCCCAAATTATAATAAGAATTCACAATTACCTAAATTATCATGTAATAAAGATTTTTCTGTAGATCAAAATAAGAATAAATTTATGTGTGGAAGATTTCTATTAGGTGAAAGTATTACTAATATTTCTAAGTATATTAAGTCATCAAACATTTCAGTCTATGTAAGTGATCCAGATATCATAATAGAATCAGTTGTCAATAACAAAATGCAAAATAAAGATCTGAAATTAAATGACATCAATATCAAATTGAATACTAATTATGAAACCCATAAAGATATTGATTATTCAGTTAATGATAACAAATACTCATCTTCATCTGAAAATAATAATAATAATAATAGGAAAAATATTTTAAGTAGAATGGCATTATTTTTCAATTTCAAATGTTGTTAATTAATAAAAAATTGATTTATTGATCTAATCATAATTAAATAAATACTATTCAACTATGAATATCAATACTAATATCAATACTAATATCAATACTAATAT